GTCGGCCGTACACGGTCGCGTATTTCGACGAGTTTTCGTGCGAAACCCGTCCTGCGAGGTCCCCACGCGGGGATTTGATGTGCAAAACGCCCATGTTCCGGGTATAGTGGTCCTACGACGTCGCCGACGACGGACTCGAGCACCCGTCCGGCAGGAAAACCCTCCTGGGGCGCAGCCTGGGGGGGTTTTCCGCTTTTCGGGCCCGTTTTCGGCCCTATGGCGGGTGTATACTGCTTCCAGCAGCCAAATCCGGGCCGGTTTTCGGCCCCAAGCGAGAGGAGCAGCATGAGGGAGTACGTAGAACTGCTGGTCGCCGTCCTTCCGGTGGCGATCGTCATCAGCGCCGGCGTCTGGGTGCTGGTGAAGTACCCGCGCAGCACCCGAAAGAGCCGTCGAGCGGTCCAGGTCGGAGGATTCCGGGCCCCGATGCCGGTCCGCGGCGAGCTCAAGCCTGGTGAGTGGCCGGAGCCGCGCGAGCGCGACGCCAAGCTCGACTGGGACTGGCCGCCGCGCAACTACAAGCGGCCATGAGTGGGGAGGACGTCACCTGGTTGGTGTTCGAGTACGACCGGGTGGATGTTCGCACCCGGGAGAACCCGAATCCGGCCTGGGCCCCGGGGCGGCTCTACGATGTTCGCGTCGTCGAAGCGCCCGATGCAAGGTCCGCGGTTCGCCAGTGTGGGCCCGGCTTCTATCACCCGGTGCAGCTTGCGACCTTCCGGCCCGAGGGCTGGGGCACACCGTGGTTGGTCGAGGAGCATCTCACCGTCAACACCAGTCCATTCGACCGAGGAGAGAGCGATGAGTGAACTAGACGACGTAGTTGAGGTTTGGAAGGCCGAAGATGGCTGGCGCTGGCGTCGCCAGGCCCGCAACGGCGACATCGTGAGCGAGGGAGGCGAGGGCTACAACAACAAGGGCGATGGGATCGACGCGGCGAAGCGCGTCAACCCCGGGATCGAGATCGACATCATCGAGAAGGAGACACCATGAGGAACAAGGAAAGCGTGTTCGCCTGCGCCAGCATCGCCGCCATCGGGATCGCGGGGCTCGCAGCTCCGGCCGAGGGCAAGCGCCACACCAAGCGCCACACCAAGCCCGCGATCGAGAAGCAGATCGACGACACGTCGGCCAAGCGCCACACGAAGCGGCATACGTGAACTGCGGAGACGGCGGCTGCGCTCTCGGGATCGTCATCGGGATGATCGTGTTCGTGGCCGCCGTCGCCGTCGTCTACGCGCTCGGCCAACTGTTCGGCTGAGTCCCCACGCGGGGACAACCTGCCCTAAATGACACCCCTGGTCATTCTGGGCAACTTGGGTCCGTCCGCCGTTTCTGTTTCGATCCCGCCGTGGGTGTCGAGCAGAGGCGGCGGACGTGATCGTCCTCCGGTATGAGGCCAAGCGGATTTACGAGGGGCGCAAGGAGCGGCACCGATTAGCTCTCCACCGCAAGCCGCCCGAGCCGGGGCGCGTCGTCCCGATCACCTACCGGGAGCCCAACGAGGCGCTCGGCTACACCCGCGCCGGGACCCCGCGCCTGGAGGCCAACCTGCTCTGCTACATCCGGGTCACGAGCTGCGACCGCGAGATGGTGAGCTCGGTGACCGCCGACTCGATCACCGCCGAGGGCTACCCCCACTTCGACGACTTCGTAGACGACTGGCCGAACCCCGACGTGCTGACCTGGGTGATCGGCTTCCACCTGGAGCCGGTCCACCGCAACCGGCTGCTGAGCAACCGGATCATCGCCGGGCACCAGGGCAACTACGTGACCAGCTCGATCCGCGCGCTCGAGGACGCCGGCGAAGCGGTCGACCCGCTGACCCAGGCTGAGTACGCCGAGCAGGGCCGCGAACGCGACCTTGCCCGGTTTGCCGCGGCACGGGGTGAGCGCGCGCAGCTCCCCTTTGAGCTCCGCCTGGCGTCGCTCCGTGATGAAGCTCGCCGCCGCCACATCGACGTCCGCGACGAGCTGCGCGCGATCGAGCGCTGGCGCGATCCCGCTGCCCGCGAGAAACAGCTCGCCAAGATGCGGGCCAAGCTCGACCACCCGCTCGCGCCGCTGGCCGCATGAACGCCCGGGTCGTCCAGGTCGTAATCATCGTCGTCGCGCTGCTGATGGCGATTCTCTACGGCCCGCTCTGGCTCCTCCTGCTGCTGCTCGTGCTCGTCGTTTTCTAGTTGCGTCGGCAAACACCGTCCGACGATTCGGTATTCTTCCGGCCAAGCTCTCCGGACAGACGCCGGCAAACCTGTGGTTGGGTGGTCGGTCGACCGGGCTAAGCCCTTGTCCGACCGACCCCGGACGCTGGAGAGCACACAGCGAGGGACCCTGGTTTGGCTGCTCTTTCCAGGGTCCTTCGTCTGTCGCCGCCCGGCCCGGGGTGTTACCCTCGCTGCGCCTCGGCCGGGCTGACTTGCGGCCGCCCCAGCGGCTATACTCGGTGCATACCAACCACCGCTAGAGAAAGGGCAGCAAAATGGGCGAGTCGACTCTGATCGCTTGGACCGATCACACCTTCAACCCCTGGATGGGGTGCCACAAGGTCAGCGACGGGTGCAAGCACTGTTACGCCGAGACGCTGGTGAAGAACCGGATGGGCAAGGGCGACGTCTGGGGAGCCAACGGCGTCCGCCAGCGGACGAAGGCCCCGTGGAAGAACGTGCTCAAGTGGCAGCGGGCAGCTCGCGCGCTGCAGACGCCGGCTCGAGTCTTCTGCGCCTCGCTCGCCGACGTGTTCGAGGACTACCCGGGCCCCAACGAGTGGCGGCCGGAGGTCTGGAACCTGATCCGCGAGTGCTGGTGGCTCGACTTCCAGATCCTCACCAAGCGCCCCGAGAACATCGGCCGGATGCTCCCCGACGACTGGGACACGCTCTACGAGGTCAACTACTGGCCGAACGTGTGGCTGGGGACCAGCATCGAGGACGAGCGGGTGATGGAGCGCTCGCAAGACCTGATCGCCAATCCGGCCATCGTCCACTTCGTCAGCTACGAGCCCGCCCTGGGCCCGCTGGACCGGATGCCCCTCGACGCGATCGAGTGGCTGATCGTCGGCGGCGAGTCCGGCCCCGGCTACCGGAAGCTGGACCTAGACTGGGCGCGGTCCATGCGTTCGCGCTGCGAGGAGAGCGGGACCGCGTTCTTCTTCAAGCAGGACTCCGGGCCTCGCACGGAGATGGGAATCGACGCGCTGGGCGAGGTCGTCCGCGAGTACCCGGAAGGATGGGACCGTGCCGGAGACGCACTCGACAATCGCCAAGCAGCACGTCGATCTCTACCGGAAGACGCTTTCGCGTAAACGGCTCCTGAGGTGGGCCACCGATGGACCTGCCTACATCCCCTTTTGCGGTGACGGCGACCTGGCGGCGGAGCTCTACAGCTCCCGCCGCCAGTACGCCGCCGACATCGACGATGAGCGCACCGCCGTATTTGAGTCGCGGTTTCCTGCGGCCGACGTTCGCGTCGCCGACTGCGACTTCTGGGTCTTCCGCGGGCTCAAGGACCCGCTAGCGATCGGAGACTTCGACGCCTACGCGAACCCGTACAAGGGGTTCAACGACTTCTGGGCCAAGGCCCCCAAGGGCGACCGCCTGGTCCTGTTCTTCACCGACGGCCAGGGCATGAACATCGAGTTCAAGGGCCGCTGGCACACCCCGGACGGGCAGGAGCACACCGCCCCCGGCTACATCGCCAACGTCTCGGCAGGAGACGTCTCGGTGCGCCGGGCGACCTACCAGTTCTGGTTCAACAAGACGGTGATGCCCTGGTTCCGCGAGCTGCTCGGCCCCGAGTGGCGCATCCTCGAGGTGCAGCGCTACACGCGCGCCGTGATGCTCTATTGGGGTGCCGCGATCGAGCGCGTCGAAACCTAACCTGCCCAAAACTCCAACCCACCCATTTAGGGCAACTTCCCCCAACCAAAGTTGCCCTCGCACCCCCCTTTGCCATTCTGGGCAACTATCCCTAGCGAGGAACATGACAGCGACGAAGCGCCGGCGAAAGCCGGCCAAACCGACTCTGAAAACGCCGGCGAAGCGTGAGGAGCTCCTGGAGCACGTCCGCAACGGGATGCGCCCCGGCGCGGCTGCGGAAGTGATGGGCTTCCCGCGCTCGGCGCTCTACGAGCTGCTCGCGGACGACCCCGACTATGCAGAAATGGTCGAGAAGGCCGAGCGCGAGGCGACCGAGCACGTCGAGGAGGCGCTCTACCAGGCCGCGGTGTCCGGCAACGTGACCGCCGCGCGCATCTGGCTGGAACGCTCCGAGAAGCCCACCGGCGTCGCGCTGGTGGCTCCGACCGGGCCCGAGGTCGACCGCGAGCTCGAGGAGATCAACGCGATTGCGAGGGGCGATGCCTAGGGGCCCCAAGCCGAAGCCGTTGGAGGTGAAGATCGCGGAGGGCAACCCCGGCAAGCGCCCGCTGCCGGAGCCGGTCACCCCGTCGCCGCTGCGCGAGGCCCCCGAGCCTCCCGACCACCTCAACGAAGACGGCCAGCGCTTCTGGAACGAGGCGATCCCGTCGCTGCACTCGCTGGGCCTGCTCGACAAGGTGGACGGGCCCGCGCTTGAGATGGCGGCGGTCGCCTACCAGCGCTTCCACGAGGCGCGTCGCGTCATCAACCGTCAGGGCGTCACCGCCCGCGGATCGGTGAACCAGATCGTCGAACACCCGCTGCTCGCCACGGAGCGCAAGGCCCAGGCCACCTTCCTGCGCTTCGCGGAGCAGTACGGGCTCACCTCGGCCGCGCGCGCCCGCCTCGGGATCGCCATGCTGCAGGGCGAGTCGCTGGCGAAGTCGCTGTCGAGCGAGCTGGGTGAGACTGAGTTTCAGCCCGCATGAGCGTCGCCTCGGAGGCCGCGTTTTACACCGGCCTCGGCCAGCGGGTAACCAAGTTCATCCAGGGCAACGTCCGGCAGACGAAGGGCCGCTGGGCCGGGGAGCTGCTGCACATCGAGCCGTGGCAGCAGGAGTTCCTCGACGAGCTGTTTCTGGTCGACGAGCGCGGCAACCTGGTCTACCGCGAGGCCCTGCTCGGCATCCCCCGCAAGAACGGGAAGTCGACCCTGATGGCCGCGATCGCGCTGTACGGCCTGCTGGCCTCGGGCGAGCACGGCGCCGAGGGCTACGTCGCGGCCGGGTCTAAGGACCAGGCGCGGATCGTCTTCAACCAGGCCAAAGAGTTCGTCGAGATGTCGCCGGCGCTGATGAAGTGGTTGCGGCCTCAACGAAATCAGATTCTCAGCCCGTCGAACCGAGGGGTCTTCCGCGTTCTGTCGTCGGATGCACCGCTCCAACACGGGCTCAACCCGTCAATGGTCGTGATCGACGAGCTGTGGGCCCACAAGGACCCGGAGCTCTACTACGCGCTGACCACCGGCCAGGGCGCGCGCGAGAACCCGCTGGTGGTGACGATCACGACCGCCGGTTGGGACGAGGAGTCGATCTGCTGGGAGGTCTACGAGCGGATGGTCGCCTTGGAGGCCCAGGGGACCGACGCGATGCGCGAGGCCCGCAACCTCTGTCGCTGGTACGCCGTCCCCGACGCCACGCCGGTCGAAGACGACGCCGCGTTCGCCGCCGCCAACCCCGCCTCCTGGATCACCCCCGAGTACCTCGAGTACGAGCGGGCCCACCTGCCCGAGTTCGTCTATCGGCGGCTGCACGGCAACCAGTGGACGGCGACCGAGGAGGCGTGGCTGACGCCGGAGGTGATCGACGCCTGCATCGGCAAGCCGCTGTTCAACCCCGAGTCGGCGAGCTGGTATGGGCTCGACATCGGGCTCAAGCGCGACTCCTCCGCCCACGTCTGGGTCCAGTGGCACGGCGACGACCTCCACATCCACCACGCGATCAAGACGCCGCAGGAGGGCAAGCCGTTGACCGCGCAGGCAAATCGCGGCCAGCTCATCGAGCGCACGACCGACTGGCAGGGCCTCCGCGAGATCGACTACGACCCCTGGCAGTTCACCGAGAGCGCGGAGATGCTGCTCGAGCGAGGGCTGCCGATGGTCGAGTTCGACCAGAACAACGCCCGCATGTGCCCGGCCACCGAGCGCGTCTACGAGCTCTGGACCGAGGGCCGCGTCGTCTGGGATGGCGATCCGGTGTTCCGGGCCCACCTCCTGGCGACCGTCATCGCGCAGACCGAGCGCGGCTGGCGGATCAGCAAGAAGGAATCCCGCAAGCGGATTGACGCCACTGTCGCGCTGACGATGGCCGCCGACCGAGCCGTCCTGACCCGCAACGAGAAGCCACCCGATCGCTCTGCGGTCTTCCTCTAGGAGAAGCCTTGCCGTACACCGAGTCGCGGACCCCGAAAGAAATCCTCAAGGAGCTGCTGCCCGAGCTGCAAAAGCAGGCCGAGGCCGCCCGCTTCTATCGCAACTACTACGACGGGATTCACCGGATCGCCGGGGCGACCGCGAGGTTCAAGGAGATTTTCGGTCGCTTCTTCCCGGCCGCAGCTGACAACTGGATGCAGGTGGTCGTCGACTCGGCGGTCGAGCGGCTGGTGATCCAGGGCTTTCGCTTCGGCGACCCCGACCAGCCGGCCGACGAGGACGCGCGCGAGCTCTGGAACCGCAGCCGCCTGCCGCTGCGCTCGCGGATGGGGATCACCGAGGCGGTCAAGACCGGCAACTCGTTCCTGTTGGTCGACAAGCTCTACGAGCAGCCGCGGATCACGGTCGAGTCCCCGTGCGAGTGCTACGTCCAGGTCGACCCCGAGACGGGCGAGCGGATCGCCGGGCTCAAGTGGTGGATCGGGGCCGATAAGCACGCCTGGGCCTACATCTGGACCCCGGAGAAGGTCTACCGCTTCCGCTCCGCGAAACCCTCGAGGACGGCCAACCAGCGCGCCGCCTACGAGCCGGTCGAGGGCAG